GTGTGCCTTGGCAATCTGTCGTGCATAGATTGCATTAGCCTTGAGTGCTTCATCAGGTCTAGCAAAGCCACCAGTCCTAGCGAACTTGTCACCCATGTCAAGCACCACAATGTCAGGCTTGTAAGACTTGCATACGGATTCTACCCATGCCATGTCACGATCAGATGCGTCCTTGATTTTGATATTCTTCTTGACTGCATCATAAACGTCACGTGCTCTTGACGGATTGTTCTTGACTTCCTGCATTGTCATACCTGTAGCTGCTGTAAGATACCTAGCACCCACACGGTGTGATGCTTCCTCGTTACATAGTATAACACACTTAGCACCTTGATGGGCAAAGCCATTAGGAGCAGCGATAAGAGAGGCATGGAATGACGTCTTACCTGTGTTAGGTCTAGCGCCCACCTCAATCAGGTGTCCTGCATTTACACCCTCTACCTTACGTGTCAAGGTAGGAACGTTGAACGTCCACTGTGACTCCAAGTCATTCATATTTAACAACGTGTCAATCTCAATGTCATCCCATTCAATATTAAGGTCTGGTGTAAAGTCATCAGCGTATCTCTCTAATAAATCACGTAAGGGTTCAAGGGTATTCTTGTCACCATTTACATAATCAAACCCAAGGTTTGCAATGTCCTCACCAACTACCTGTTGAAACAACTTAGACAACACTTCTTGTGTTACGTCACCACCCATAGGTGACTCTTTCTTTATCTGATTAAACAGAGAACTGTAAGCCTGTTTCTGTGCGGTTGTAAGGGTAGGATTGTTTGACATAAACAATGCCTCAATCTCGTCTGGTGTTACTGTACGTTCATATCTATCCATAGCCTTGTCAATAGACTGCTTGATCTTTCGTACATCTTTACTGAACAATCTGTCTGGGCATTTAGCACCACGATGGGAATCGTAGAACTCTTTATCCATAAGACTTCGTATTAATGATAACTCCATTATGTATCTCCTAACGTGTTTAAGTTTTCAATGTCGGTAGTGTTACGGTATTTTAGATCGTCTGTCAAGCGTAAAACTTTTACGTTGTTAGCATATCCACGTAACTCTTTTGCAAATTGCAGCGTCTTTGGTAGGGCATCGGGATCAAGTGCAACAATAATCGTATTGAACTGTGATAAGTACTTCTTATGTACCTCAGAGAGTGACGTACCCAACACTGCTACCCCGACATATACGTCACCCTCTGAGCATCCAGAACCGCCTGTCGCACCTACAATAGCTGCACTCACACAGTCCTCAACGACTACCCCAGTTTTACCACATCCAAAAACATATGGCAAGGGGTTTTTTCCATATCTTTTCCACTTAGGTAACTTTTTTCCTAGTGATCTACCTGTTGCGTCCACCATGATGTTGTTATGTATTACAGGAAATACCACTCTGTGTTCTCTTACGTCATACAACAAACCTAAGTCATCAGCATCTATCTTCCACTTATCACAGAAGTCATAGATAGATTTATGATCTTTAATAATCCATTCAGGTTTCTGAAATGGTACTGCCTCTGTCTCTTGGATTGAACTACCTAGTGAGCTACGTATATCATCTGTAGTTAGATGAACACGTGACCCACCAGATACACTACACCCTGCCTTGTAACAATTCCACATAAGCTGACCCATATTATTAGTAGCGGTAAACGTCTTAACTCCACCACATACAGGGCAGTTAGTACGTTTAGTATCACCATTTATAATGTCTAAATCACTTATGTATTCTTTTATATTCATTGTATATCACTCTCAATGTTGCTCGTTACACTCGATTGTACATAAGTATCACGCTGTGTCAAGGCATTATTTGCAGAGTCATACGTATGTTTCATATATGGTTTCACAGAAGACACATGTGTATGCCCTGTCACCGCCATAATCTGTGGCAAAGGTACACCCTTGTCTACCATCTGTGTTACTCCAGTCCTACGTATGTCCATAAGGCGTAGTTCCTCTGACAGTTTAGCCAATCTCATTACCTTACGTCCAACCTTGGACAGTCTTTCCATAGCGTATGGCTCAAACTTACCTGACCTTGGCTTGGGATGTGGTACTACCCACTGTTGAAAACCAAAGTCAGCTTTCTGTTCTAACAACATGTGATTTAAATTATCACTGATGGGTAAGAACACCTCTGCCCTACGCTTGCTCTGCTCCATAGTAAGCTGTTGCTTCTTGAGGTCAAGGCAATCCCATGTAAGATTACGCATGTCTCCAAGCCTCTGACACCACTCATATGCCATGTGTACAATAAGCCCTAAGTTACGATACTCAAAGTCACTGTACGCCACATCAAGGAACTTGTTCACCTCACCATGTGTCCACACTACCTTACGCTGCTGCTGTTGCTTGCGTTTGATCTTGGAAAATGGGTTCTGTTCTGCGTGTTCCATTCGTATGGCGTAGTTGTATATCCTACTGGCACAGGTAGCTGTATGATTAGCAAAACTAATACCACGTGACACCCACTCCTCATATGCAGCCTTGGCAATCTTAGATGTAACATCTCTGTACTTACGATAGCCCATTGTCTGATGTAAAATGGTGAGGAAATATCTGTAGTCTACCTTAGTTGAGTCACGTAACATGTTGAAATCATTGGAAGAATAGTAGAAGTTAATTAGGTCAGTAATCTTGCCGCTTGGCTTGATGTTCACAACCTTTGACTGTTCAATTCTCCAATCATCTATCTGTTTATTTAACTCTTTGGCAAGCTGTTTACTTACACGCAAGTCATCTCCTAACTCTTCACGTGACACGACACCTGCATTGACAAGTTTCTGTGGTGGGTTAAAGCGATATGATGTGTCACCTGAAAGTGACACTCGTTTCTGTACAAATCTAGGCAATGCTACCATTAATTTTCTCCTTTACTAATTCAAAGGCAGACACTGCCAGTATGTGTATTTCATCAAAAATATCATCACCATCCTGATACTCATTTCTCTCAGTAACATGATCCTCTATCCACTTTATACGTGCATCATGCATTTCATACTCTAATGTTTCTGAGTCAGATAAAATTTCATCTGGGAATACTTCTGTTAGGTGGTGGGCAGAAGCCCACTTTAGATATTCCCACCACTCTTGACTTGACATACGCATTAAGCAGCTTCCAACTGTACGAACTTCTTATCTGATACCCACTTGGATACCTCTTGCTCACGTGACCACATGCTAATTGCCTGTGTGTCATTGCCAGTGTTACGTAGGTTGAAACCATTACGTTCATCGGCATAGGAAGCGTAGTTAGTGAACGCTGAGTACAATGCCCACTTGTTGTGACCACGTTGTGATGCCTCATGTAGGTACAATTCGTACATCTTCTCTGCCTTGCGGTCAGACTTTATCATCTCGTCAAGCATAGACTTGATGTCAACGTACTTGGTAGAAGTCTCAGCCCACACCTGCATCTTAGCTGCCTCTGTATAGAAGTCAGTACGTGCTCGTTGTAGCTCTGAAATAAAACTACTCAAAGAAAAACCAGAGGTATTCTTTCTACGTATCTTATCAAACTCTCCACGTATCATACCATTGGTACAAAAGAAATCAATTGCTCCAAAGAAAACTTGGTTGCTACATGATCCATCGACACCATGCAAAGCAATGATACGATTACCAATGCTAGTCTCCATCTTGTCTGTTACGATGGGTACTTGCATGTCGGGCAGAGTAATGTCGAGCATAGACCATGCCCCACCTCGTGCAGTAGACCACCTGTAATTGGCGTTCTCAAGGTCACCGTCTGTTAACTCCTCTGTAATTGTATCATACATGTTACGGTAGAAGTCACCATGTGACGCACACTTGAACCCATCACCTACGATACCAAGGTAATCGCCAGTGTCTTGATTTATAACATATTTTTTGTCATGCATCTTGGTTGGTTCAAAGTCTACGTCAAAGTCTAAGTGTGTTGGAATATCAAATGGCATATATTTTCTCCTTTTCATTTGTTATACGGCAACTGTGCCATAGTTATATAA